GAGGTTCGTAGTGTGCAGAAAGTTTGGACATGAATTTGAGGGATGTTGGTTGCTTGATAATGGTAACAATATGGAGGAGGCGGTATTACATACTCTTCAGGCGCCATGCGATTACATGCCATGTAAACAACCATATTTTTGTGGTAATTAGCTACATACTTAATAGCGTTAGGACCTATTTCATTTCTAGGATTAACCCACTTATCAGTAACTTGATCATTATCAAATATTACATGTTCAATATGATCAATATTAAAATGCTTTTGTATTTGTTCTAAAACTTGAATAGAATACTGATTAAAACAATCAGATTTATTTACAGTAAAACATGTTATGGGAGTAGAAAGCTTGTTTAACGATTTCAATTCAAAAAGTATTAAACAAAGTAGTGCAGCAGAATCTAATCCACCTGACAAATATAAACCAATTCTTTCTACTGGCTTAAGAGATCCATTAACTTGTGTAAGTGATCCTGCTTTCTTCCAAATTATAAACTCAAGTTCAGTTTGTAAATTTTCAGGACCTAGTAATAATTTCATTCTTCAAAATCGTCGTCGGGATCGTACCAGTTGTTTGATGTTCTACCATAATGCCGAAAGGAGCTTGAGATCATTTTACAAAGGCGCCATGATCCTGTTCTTCCGTGTGGGGAATAGACATAGTATTTCATACGGGTGGTTCTTCTCCGCACCATTTGAATACATCTACATAATTCGTGATAAGATCCGGATATCGGTGATTACTGACCATAGATTTATCTACCGCATCTATAGTTTCTGCATCAAATGTAACCATTAGCTTTTCTTGTATTTGTTTACAATCATCTTCCATAAAAATCTCAATACAATTGGGAAACATTTCTTTGACTTGGTTTTCTAATTTTAGAATGTTTTTATGCCATTCTAATACATATTCCTTTTCAATTGCGTAAGGTTCAAACTTTATATCTTTGCTCAGAGGACAATAAGAATTTATATTATTAGCAATTGACCAACTCATTAATTGTTCAGCTTTGCTTTTTCTGGTACTGTGTATTACAGTCCAGTTTTCTAGATCAGATATGGGCATCATTGAATGAGAATGCACCGTACAGCCATCAGGAGAGGTTCTTAAAATTTCTTGAACCTCAGCATAGGTTTTTATTTCTACTTTGCCACGCTGGTTAAGATGGCCAGCAAAATCAAAGTTGCTTGTAAAAAATTCTACGGTGTTAGGAGCTGACAATGCCGTTGGATGAATACTTAGGCTATACTCTGAAAAGAATCTATTTTTAAAATTTAGTAATTTTTGAATTCGTCTACTTCCTGTTCTTCCAATAGGAGACAGTATATAATATCTCATAAAATACCTGTTGCTTTAATTCATTCTTCGTTATCTTCTTCTTCATCGTCATATTCTTGGGAATGATCTAAAACTTCATTCATTAATTCGTCGGTTTGCCAGCCCGCTTGTTTTAAGATATGAATACAAAAAACAAACAATGCAAAAACAGTAGCAGTATAATCATAGTTAAAAAGCTTACCTTCTTTTTTATAAAGGTTCTTTAATACTTTTTCGGCTTCACGATCACATACTTCTAAATTAAATGCATATATAGTTCCGTCGTCTAATACTTCAACTATTTGATTGTCTTTTACTATCATAAAGATTACCTCTTCTCTATTATTTAGCTAGGTTTTTTCTTTACAGTTGTTTCCGTGTTAGCGTTTATTTACGCTTTCTTCCTCCTAACATCCATCCTTCAGCTAACCATTGATCTAGTGTGTCTTGCTTTACTTTCTTTTCTTTTCCGTCTTTGTTTATGGATACTACGCCCAAGTTAGCTTTTCTTACGTTGTCACTGTGTCCTTCTTTTTTAGATTTACCTCTAATACTATCACCAATGGATTTACGATGATCTTCTGATTGCGGTCCTTTTACTTTACCTATCTGAGATTGTCGTTGCTTTTCTCTTGTTTCTTCTGAATGATTATAGTCTTTAAGTTTTTCTAATCTCTTACGCTGCCCTTCAGCTTGTTTAATTGGATCTATATTCCTACTCTTATTTCTTTCTCGTTGTCTTTCTAGTTCTTCACCTTCAAGCTTTCTGCCTTTGTTCCAAGCAGGACGACCTTTCATTGTTTCAGAGTGTATTCTAGCGTGTTCTATTCTATAATGTTCGTATACTCTAGAGGTTATCTTCGTTTCGTAACGCTGCTGACTATTATTTTGTGCTCTCATACCTTGCAGCGCATAGATCATTTTACTTCTAGCTTGTCCTTCAGTCATCTTTACCAAAAGCCAATGACAGATAAAATGTTCTCTAGCGGTTAGATATGTAAGATTATCTTTCTCATCTGTTCCGCCCATTGATCGTGGAATAATATGATGTAGTTCTTTATATGTATTCAACTCTCTGTTCAGAGTTGGTGTTATAATTTGATAGTAAAGCTTTGTATATTTTGTGTTGTTGAACATAATAGTATCCTCAACATTATTTAGTCCAGAACTTTACTTTCTAATATTTTAATGGCAAAAGAAAAGACGCCGAAGCGTCTTTTCTGTACTGCTTGATTTAGATTTGACTCTAAATGAGAATGATTCTCACTGAAACGTCAAATTTTGAACCGCAATTTCTCCCACGTAATCAGCCGCATTCCCGAAAGATGAGGCCGTATTGGTTAATTCAATATAACCATATCTGGTCATAAAGCTAACTACTGGTTCGAAAGTAGACGGATCAAGTACAACACCGCTGCTCATCAATGGAATGTATGGGCAGTAGAATGCTGCTGCGTCAGTTTCAGATGAACCTTTATATCCAACCAATACCGGAGTAGTGTCTGGAGCATAAGAGTCAACGAATACGCGCATTGCGCCGTTCAAAGTACCAACAAACTTAGTGTTAGTTGGAGCTTCAAAAGTTCCTTCAGTAGTACGTGCGAATGCTGAAGTAGTTGCAGACTGTAGAACAGTCAATGCTGCTGAAGATACAACAGCCCAGTTACCAGCACCACGACGGGTACGCTGTGCAATCAAGTTTGCAACGCGGTTGATCAACACTGCAAGAGCAGCGTGTTCGTCACCTACGTAAGTAGCAGTACCTGATACAGTAGCTTGGTTAAAAGTGAACTCAGTTGAAGCAAGAGTACGCAATGACAATAGAATTTCCTGATCTATTTCAGCGGTGATTTCTTGTGCAAGAGCAGCCATGATCTCTGCTTCTACATCAATACCATGCTGTGACTGTGCGTCCTGAGCAGCTTCAAAAGTCCAACGTGCTTGCAACTTACGTGACTTAGCTTCAACAGCTTGTCTTAAGATTTGCACGGAAATTTGCTTACCGCCGTTACCTTCTAAAGTAGCAGTGTTAGCACCAGTGTAGTTGTCAGTGCTAGTTGCAGCATTAGTTACACGAGAATAAGCCTGTGCAATTTTGAACGGGCTTAGTGCTTCTTCGCCAGCAGTAACAGAAGTTGATGCTGCTGAGTTATCAGTCAATGACTGTGCGTAACGTACACGTAACGTGTGAATCTGACCAACGGGACCAGTCATTGGTTGTACACCAACTAGTTCGTTAGCAATAACAGTTGGCATTACACGACGGATAACCGGTAGAATTACGCGGTTAAGAGTAGCAATGTTGCCTGCAGTTGTTGTACCAGCTGAAGATTCAGCAAGTAGTTGTCGTTTGGTGTTTTCTAAAATAACACCCATTGTTGACTTACGAGTTCCTTTCAAGCCTTCTAACAGGGCCTCTTTGGTCTCGTCCCAACGGCTTTCTAAGAGTACTTTTGACATGTTTTATTTTCTCCTAATAATGTCTAATTACAGCCCTGCTAAACGCTTGATGTCAATAACATTGTCTTTATCAGACATATCAACTTCAGCAATTTTTCTAGCAGATTTATCACCTGTTACTTCTGCAAAACTTTCAGTAATTACAGATTTCTCTGTTCTTCTTTGAGTTCCGGTGTTGAGTACGGCAGGTAAATACTTGTCGAAGGCGACCTTCAATTTTGGTGTCTGGACGCTTTCAAGTAAAGATTTCATTACATTAGCCTTTTCTTCGTTTAAAGTAGAAGTTAAATCTTCAATTACTTTAACACGTTGAGTTGACTCTTTGATAATGCGAACTTCACGATCCTTTGTTTCAATTAACTTTTGTGCTTGTTGAAGTTTTGCAACAGATTCACTTAGTTTTTTATCTTTTTCTATTACTTGATTCATAAGCTTTCTAGTTTCTGCTTTATCGTTAAGATAAGTTACAGAGAATTCACCAGCGAATGCTTCATAAATCTTTCTACCAAAGTTATTTTCTTTAGCAGATTTAATGTCTTCTTTAAGTTGTGACATTTCACCTTTGATATGCGTAGTAACAATTTTATTGATTTTTTGTGCGCTTTCAGAAATAAACTTAGCTTTAAGTTTTTCTAATTGAACACGGCCTTCAGCAACCAACTTTACCTTAGCTTCAACAACTGCTTGTTTGTCTTGTGAAAACTCTTTAATTTCTTTAGCAAGAGCATGTATAACAAATTTTTCAAGTTTTTGTTGATTTTCCATTTGCAATTTACGATCTGTTCTTAATTCTTTTAACTCTTCAGCTAGTTTTTGAACCATAAAGTTATTGAATTTTTGTGCAGATTCGCTTAATTGCTGTCTGGCTTTTACTCGGTCTTCGTTCATTGCTTGTCTTTCTTCGTGAAACTCTTTGATTTCTTCAGAAAGACTTTCTGTTACCATTTTATCAAGGGCGTTAACCATCACACTTCTATCGTGCTCATACTTATTTGCAAACTCATCTCTGAGTTCAGCACGAATTTGTTCTTTAGCTTCATTTAATTTAGATTCCCAAGCTTCATTAATCTGTTGCCCGATATCTTCGTTAATTATGCCACTTTCCATTAATGGTTTTAATGCTTCTAACATTATTATACCCCTTTTCAATTGCCTGTTTATACTCTAGTGCTTGAGTGTTCTAAAACAGTAATAAAACTGTTTTAATGAATTTTATAATTTCAAATTGTTAATAAACTTAGTAATATCTTTTTGTAACGATTGTCTAAATTTTCTAACTTCTAATGATTCTTGTAAACCTTCATGAATGTGTTTACCATTTTTGTATCCCATTAGTGACTCGTAAATCGCTTTAGGGTAAGCATCAGGTGCTGAAGGTTGAGCTACGATATCTACAGTAATGATTTCAAAGTCGCTAACGTGACCATTCATGTCGTTTACGTTTCCTGATCCTCTTGAAGATACGCCAAGTTTCACACCTGCTTCAAGCATAGTTTTGATCAATTGACCCATTGGAGTTGGAAGAATTTTTAATTTACCAATGCCATCAGCGCCATTCATATTCATATTAGTAATACAATGACTAACACGGTCTAAGTTAATTTTTAAATCATCTGGATGATCAACTTCGCCGCAAATAGAAATACCAGTATTAAGTTGTTCTTGAATAGTTTTTACTGCTTTGTATATTTCATCTTTTGGATATACTCTGCCGTTAGCATTACGTATATCACCTTGAATAAAAATACCTTCCATATACATATGCTTGGCTGAATTTCCAAATGCATCTTTACCTTCTTCTAACATAATGTTAGTTTTAGCAGTTGATGGATTTAAATATTCTTGTAATAGCAGTTTATTCATTTTATTTTTATCTCAATGTGAGGGGATCATTGATCCCCTTTTTTAACATTGCTGAGTTTAACAAAGCCATTTGTATTAAATTACTTAGCCACTGGACTACGGTCGTTTGATGAACCGTCTTTAGTAACTGGTTTAGGAGCAGCACTCAAATCTTGCTTCTTTTGTCCAGGAGCATTTTTAAAACTTCCTGCGCCTTTTACATCTTTAGTAGTAGGTGCTGTACGGCCTGTTTCAGTAGTAGTGCTTGCTGCTACTGGCTTACTTGCCATTCCACGCTGACCTGAGTTTGCAGCTACAGTTGACTTAGTTTGTACACCATTGTCACCGTGTGTTACTGATACTTTTTGAAGTTGTACTGCTTCCATTACTTCTTCGGAATCTTCTTCAGCATCTGCTTCCATAACTTCATCATCATCAGCCATGTCATCATCGCCGCCCATGATTGATTCAAATTCTCTCATCAACTGGTCAAGTTTGTCTTCAATTCTGATTACAGCATCTTCAACTTCTTCGCCGTCTGCATCACCTTCCATGTCATCGGCATCAAGATCAAATGAATCATCAGCATCAGCCATATCCATTTCATCGTCCATTGCGTCTAACTCTTCTTCATCTTCCATCATGCCTTCTTCTTCAGCACTGATTTCATCTAAAAGATCGCCTACTTGACCTCCCATGCCTTCGTCATACATGTCGTCATCCATCATTTCTTCTTCCATGATGGATTCATAAATTTCTCGTGATGCGTCCACAACGATGTCATGGAAAAGTTCACGTGCTTGTTCTTCGTTTTCATTGATGATTAGATCCATCAATTTTTCAAATTTTTTGTTATCCATTATTAGTCTCCTGAATAGAATGGCTTTGTGTATCGTCTATATGTTATTTAGACTATATCTATAAAAACATATCAATAACACTGTCTTTTTTACGTTTTTGGTGGATTTATGAAAAAATCATAATTTTAGATGTTGGCAGCACCGCCTTCTTCAGACTTTGCCCCATACTGCTTTCTTACTTTTTTAAGATGTAATTGCTTTTCATACTGTCTAACGTCAAGCATTTTACGTAATTTTCTAATTTGTTTTAAGGTAAGTTTAGTTTTTCTAGAAGTTTTCCAAGTTGGTTTAGAGTTGTCTTGATCAACATCTTGCATTCCCGCGATTGGAGTATCAAACATTTCTAGTAACTTCATTAGAATTTCCTTTATATACTATTTATCTTTTTATTATACCGGAGGCGTTGTTGGTAATATTCCGCCTGCTTCTCCACCACCTACTGGACCAGCTGTTTCTAGTCCCGGTTCAGTACCTGCTTCAGCTTCTTCGCCTGCTTCTACTGAGTCAGCAGTAGTTTGATCAGCTTGGAAATCACCAGCAGAAATACCCACACTTCTTAAATCACTTCCTGTAACATCATCAAATACTTCTTCTTGGTTTTCTTCTTCCCATAACTTTTCGTTTTTAGCAATTTCTTCTTCACTTAAGCCTAAGAATCTTTCAAGAGCAAATCGTTTTGATATATAAGGAACTGCTTCCATTGTTGTAAAAGTACTTACTCTTGCGTTATCTAATTCACTTTGACGATAAGCAGCAAAGTTTTGAGGTGGATTAAATCTTAATGAAAATAATCCTGAATCAATGTTAAATCCTCTCCAACGCAAAAATAGTTTAAATTCTTCGTCTAATGTCATAGACATATAACTTTGTAATCTTTCACAGTACTGGTTGAATCTAAATTCTTGAATCATTGCTGTGCCAACACGACCATCACTTAATGGAGTAGTGTTATCATCTGGACCAGTTGGTAAGTACGAACTTGGCACTCTTAAACCACGAGCAAGTCTGTTGTTGAAGTAACGTAAGTCATCAATTTCACCTAAGTTTTGCCCGCCGGGTAATACTTCAACTGAAGAACCTCTACCATCAGCAGTTACTGGAAAGAAGTAATCCTCATTCATACTCAGGGGATTATATGTAGCATCTACTACAGATCCGCCGCCATGTACTGAAGGTATTCTTCGTTGATGTATTTCATTTTTGATTCTTTCTACAAACGCCATTG